GGATTAGCGAACTTACGAGCCGCTTCCATTATTGTATAACCTGTAGGTACTTTGACTTCTTGTTTGGTGCCGTCTTTTTTAACAAAGTAGATTGTCAAAGTATCCTTCTCTTGGATACTAGTTGACATTATGTAATTAAACCTGGTCCTGTTATAAGTTTACTAATACTTTGTTTATAGCTGGCAAGCAAATCTTGTTTTGGTTTCACAACTACTAATATATTCTTATCGTCAAAACTAACTTCATCTGTTTCTGCATAAGGAATATAAGTGAACATACCAAACTTAACTGATTTACCAGGTTCTGGTGTTGCTGTCGGATAAATGACATACGGACTTTTGATGGAAGTCTTTCCATCTTTTTGAATTGTTGCTCCAATAATATCTTCACCTGTTACCAATCTTACTATTTTTACTTCTTCCATAATAACTCCATTATATTATATTTGTTTTTATTTGTCAATAGGTGACAACCTTTTACTTAATACGAAAGTTCTGCTAGGGTTTACACTAGCGTTAAACTGCCTGATTAAATCTCTATTTAACAAAACATCCGAACCAGACCTAGGTCTTTGGTCTAATCCAAATTCTACATCTTTATAAGTAAAACCATTGAAAGTTAAATCTAATAATACGGTTGTTCTAACTTCACTTGGTTGGTCAGCAGCGTTTGCTCTAAACACTTTACTCTTCCCGTGGGCCGGTTTAGAGTATCCCTTGCCATCATATTTCCAACTTACCGTTTTACCTTTTACCTTAATATCTTCAGCGTGTAATGAACAAGCTTTCGCTCCATTACCTGTATCAAATTTTGCTCTAATCTTACCAATGTCTGATAACTCTACGGTTTCTAACCATCCTGTTTCAATTATTGATTGTCTGTCCCATTTCTTTCTATCGGTAATATACTTAATAAAGTTCTTAACTAGTTGTTTACCTGTTATAGCACCCCCAGGATTAGGACCTTCAAGGTCTTTATATGCGTACCCTTCATAATCAGCACCAGTACCTGGAGAGCCGTTAACCTCTAATACATAATTCTTTCCATTGTGTATTATATGGTCTACTCCAACTACATATGCTTTACTAATTCTAGCTGCTTTTAATATAACTTCTATTTCTTCTTCATTTAATTTATAAGGTACTGCCTTAGCACCTCTATGTGTATTTGTTCTAAAGTCAAATGATGATTGAATTCTTTTTGTACAAGCAAATATCTTATTGTCTGCTACAAAAGTTCTAATGTCAAATTTTACAGGCATAAATTCTTGTATCAACAATTCAGCACCGTGTTTCCATAGTGATTGAATAGTAGATACAAGGGACTCATAACTATCACATTTACAAACTCCAATTCCTTGAGTACCTGTTAATGTTTTTAATACAATAGGAAACTTACCACCTACAAGTTTTAATGCGTCATCTATATTTTTTTCGTTAGATACAAATGCTGTTCTAGGTGTTGGTATTCCAAATTTCTCAAATAATAAAGCACTTGTCAATTTATTATTACAAGTTAACATTGCATTTCTTGTATTAATCATAAAAGAACCAGAGTTTTGAAACGCAGATATTAATGAAAGTCCTGCTTCATCTTCAACTGCACCAGCTCTAGTAATACAAACGGTATCTTTACCTATAAATGTATGTTCAGTATCTTTTCCATCATAGTTATAGATAGTTAAAGTATTCTTTTCTTCGTCTTTACCTGTGATGATTGCGTGTCTAGTTTCAATAACTACACACTTGATTTTTAATTCTTCGCAAGTGTCAACAATTAAACCAACGGTTAATTCTTTCTTTTCCTTACCTCCAACTTTTCTTCGTTTAAGGTCAGGCTTACCTTTAGTAATTATTGCTATCTGGATAGACTTGTCTGGCTTTGTTTGTTCTGTTATAAAATCTTTGAAATTTGATACTTGCATTTACTGACCTTCATTATTAGTTTCTTTGGGAGCTTCTTCCTTTTTCTCTTCAACTTTCTTGCCTATATTATATTTAGCAGAAAGTATCCATTCTTTTTTTTCTTTAAAAGGTAATACTTTAATTTGAGATAAAGGTGCTTTACTTTCAGCAGCCTCTTTTTTTACTATTGAAATTAAGCTCCAATCTGCTAATAAGACAGCGATTGTATTTCTTCTTTGTATATCGTTTTCAGTTAATGTTGCTTTCTTACCATCTAAAGCAAATAGTTCTTTGAAGTGAACAATGTAGTATTTGCCTTGTTTATGTAGTATATGGCAAGATTGGAATAAGGTTTTGTCTTTCCTTGACGCCACTCCTATTCTTGTTAAGGTTTCTCTTACTTTTAGAAAGTCGTCAGGTTGCTTAATTGTTACCTCTAGCATATCATCTGGCGACCAATTTAGTGTGTCTAACATCTTTTATTTCTCCCACCCTTTTGCAAGGATTTTTTTATAGCTTCAATTTGTAGTTTAGTCAATATGCTTAGAGCGGTCTTTGCTTTTTCATTACCATATCCATAATACTCTTTTACATACTCTATATTTTTAAGCTTTTCTGCTCTCAACCATTTAGCAAATCGCTTTTTCTTTCTTACTATATTTAGTAAAAAATGATATTGCATATTGTTAGGGAGAAAATGATAACCATTCATTTCATTGGCGGCAATTAAGGTATCATAATGATAAGATAAACACTTGTTAACTATAAACGCTGGGTATTTCTTTTCCCAAGTTATGTCTGTAGTGTCCATCACATCTTGTTTATTGAAGTTAATACTATTAAGATATTCTTTTAGTTCGTAAGCCATCTTACTTAAACCAAGATAGATAAACTAGATACGGTACTAAAATTGGATATACTATGTGTTCAACTATCTCATATAATACAGCAAAGGTCAATAATATTGCCCACCATTTTGATGTCTTTGCTTTTTCAGCAAGCGTTCCAAATATTTTAGAATGCCATAGTCCTATTTTTTTTATTATTGCGTTCATTTAGCTATATATTCTCTTTTTCTCTAAAGCAATATTAGTTCTCATTTCTGGACTCATTTTTTCTCCCCATTTTCTTAATGGAATTAATTTGCCATTTTCAAATTTTTTTCCTTTAAGTAGTTCTTTTCGTTTTAATTCTTCTAGTTGTTTTTCTTTTTCTAATTGTTTTTCTTTTTCTAGTTGATAATGATATTTAATTCTACATTGCATATTACCATCTTTGTCTTCAACTGGAATTCTCCATATATTATAGTCAAGGTTATATTCATCATACATATTATTTATTTCTTGTTGTCGTTTTTCAAAATAATCACATACCTCATTTATTGAAACTTTTACTTTTTCTTTTGATTTTGCAAAGTAAACTCTATCTTTATAAAGTTCTTTAAGTTTTGCTTCTTCATTATACACGGTTGGTAAATCTTCAACTTTAGTTTCAGGATAAAATAACTTATAGTGTTCCATATTAGGTATAGTTATAACAGCTATTAAAAAAGGCATTGTTGTAGAATGGTGACAATAAGCAGACCAGCGTCTTTCAAAACTACCATCGGACCTACCAAACTTAACTTTTATTTTTTCATCAAAGGACTTAACTTTTTCTAAATCTGCGGTTATAAAATAAACTAAATCATCTTCTCTATCAAAGTTATAGCTATCTTCAAATTTTTTTAAAACCACCATACTATCACCAGTTGGAATTAATTCTTTTAAACTACTCATTGCTTCACGCTCTAAACTACTCATTTAAATTTACAATTCGCCATTATTTCTGTTAAACAAGCAACCATATTTATCTCTTGGTCAGCAACAAAAGCTGCTTTATATTGATACCCAGCAATAACTAATACTGCCTGGGGTATTGATTTAGGGTCTAATGATTTCCATAATACTTCATATAAGTTTCTGAATATAGCTGATGGTTCTTTATCTATATTTTGAATAACCCATTTTCGCATATCATTAAATCTTTTTTCTTTTAATGTAGCAACTAACTCTTTGGTATTTGTTTCAGATAAACTAAACAATATGCCACTATCAATTGTACCCCTTACGGAGTATCTTTGCAGTTCATTAATAGTTCTTCTGAAATCTGGAAAGTGTTTTATAATAAGTTCTGCTAAAACCTTCTTATCGTAAGGTATCTTTTCCTCATCTAATATACTTCCCAATCTATTAAGCATTTCATCTGCTGCTTTTTGCTTATTACCGTTATTAATTTGAAAGTCAACAACGGTACAACGACTATGTAATGCTGGGATGATTTTGTTTTTGAAATTGCAAGTAAATATAAATCTACAATTCTTATAAAAAGTCTCAATGAAATTTCTTAAAGCAGGTTGAACACTATCGGCGTTCATATAATCTGCCTCATCAACTATTATAACTTTGTGATTAGCATTCTTGTCTAAAGAGACCGTACTTGCAAAGGATTTTATTTTAGTTCTTAATGTATCAATTTGACGACCTTCGTCTGAACCATTGATTATAATATAATCACACTTCAACTCTTCACATATAGCTCTAGCAACCGTTGTCTTACCTGTACCTGCTGTACCTGATAAGAGTAGATTACTTATCTCACCTTGTCTTAAAAAAGATTGAAATGTATGTTTTATATCCTCTGGTAGGATACACTTTTCAATTGTTTTTGGTCGGTATTTTTCAACCCACAAAAAATCTGCCATAATAATAACTCCATAATATAATTAAAATTCACTTTCAGGTTCCAGAGCAATCCAATATTGTACTGGTCTTGTTCTATTAACAAAATGTGAAATTTTTTGTTTAGAGATAGCAACATCATAATCATCTTCTAACATTTTAAAGTTTTCTGCTTTGAAAAATGCTTTGAATTTCTTATCAGTTGTACCTAACTCTATATCAAACTTATTAGAAGCTTTGTTTTTTCTATCTTCAGCAATAAGTCTCATTGTTTTACCATCGCCAATAACTCCTACATCTGGTAAATTTAATGTAACCACTCCTTTTTGAAGTCTAGCAAAATCTGCTTTCTTCATTATAAAAGAAACTTCTGTATCTGGCATTGCAATTGTTTTAGTAGGTGCAACAATAACACTCTCATCAGCGAAAGTATACTTACTAGTAGACCTTCCATCTTTTCCTGATAGTGCTACACTTGAAGTACCATTAAATTTTAATACTGGTGCTTCAAACAATTCTACGGTTCTTAAAAATTCAGGCAAGTCATAAATCGCAAACTGCTCATTAAAGTCTTCCTTAATTTCTGCTTGTGCTAAAATATTCTTCATAGTAGAAATTGTATTTAATTTCTTACCTGGTTTGATTAGAATATTTTGGTTTATATTTGCAAAGTTTTTTAACAATGCAATTGTATCAGTTGATAGGTTCATATCAATTTTTTCTCCTTCATTATTTAAACATTATATTTTTGTTCACTTGTACATAATATATCATTATTTGTAAAAGAAGTCAATAGGCCGTGGTTTAATACGACCTATCAACTATTTGTACTATTTACTTGATTTTAATTGTTCTAGGTTTCTTACCTTCTGGAACAATCTTCTCCAAAGATACTCTTAAAAGACCATCTTTGAGTTCAGCACCATCTACTTTCACATCATCAGCGATAGTAAATGTTCTGCTAAAGTTTCTTTTTGCAATACCTTTATGCAAAATACCATTGTTGTCCTCAACCTCTTTAGTTTCCTCATCTTTTTTAGAAACCACGGTTAGAACATTGTCAGCATAGTCAACAGAAATATCATCTTTAGAATATCCTGCTAACGCTACTTCAATATCATAAGTCAGTTTACCTGTCTTAACAATATTGTATGGTGGATAATTAGAGACCTGTGGAAAGTTAAAGTCTGTATCTAGCATATGTTCAAATGTATCAAACACGCTATCAAAACCTACACTTATTGGTCTTAAATTATTAAAAAATTGAATTGCTTTTGAATTGGTCATAATAGAACCTCCTTTTTTTAAGCAAAGTTTATTTTCCGAGAACCCATTATGGCGTTCTCTATAGTATTTATATAATCATTATTTGTAAAATTACAAGTCATAATATAAAAAAATGGTAGTTTCTTTTAAGTGTGTACTACCAAAACACTAGCGACACCGTATTTGATATTTTGTATCTGGTCACGGATAACAACCACTTTTACGCTCTGCCAGGTCTTATGAATGGCCTTAGCATAATATATATACAACCTCAAACGAAGCAGCGTAAAATTTAAAAATTCATTAATATCCTCTTTGAGCTTTCAACTTTTTCTGGTTTTTCTTATAAGCTCTAGTCATTTCCTTCTTCTTACGATTCCTTTTATCACAAGGTTTCTCATAATATTGTCTTTGTCTCATTTCTTTTATGAGACCATCCTTCTGGATTTTCTTTTTAAGAACACGCATTGCTTGTTCCAAATTACCATTTCTAACTTGTATTGTAATGCTCATTAATTTAATCCTGGTCTAAATGTTTCTTTTAGTACTTTAAATGGAGAAGGATCCACATCCTTATCCTCACTACTCATTAATAGAATTACATAATGAATAGCCTTTAATAAATCTTTTCTATTCTTACCGTCCTTCTTACCATATCTACAAAGATATTTGATAGCATTAGCTTGGCAAAAATCTTTATCTATATTTAAGTGTCTTAACATATCTTGGACTTGGAAACCATCTTTAGTTGTACTATAATGTTCTCCGTAAGTTCCTTTTATATAGTCTGATATTTCTTTTATAATTTTATCTACTTCGTTATATTTCATAAATTCCTCGTGTGGTTAATTGTAGTCCTTAAAAAATGATGTGGAGCCACTACACTCCACATCAAGGACCACACTATGGATAAATTTAGATAATTAGACAAGGTCTTCCTCGTCATCTTTATCGTCCTCATTATCATTGGATTCCATTTGTTGAGCTTTCAAAGACTCAACCTTTTGTTGTTCAGCAATACTTTCAGCAGTTGCACCTGCATCCACTTTAGTATATAAGTCAACAAAAG